ACTTTAAATGTTGAAAGATTTTTTCCAACAGGTTCAAATGAGATAGTAGGTATAATTTCTATACCTTCTAAACTTTATGGAGATAAAATAAAACCAGGCTCTTTTGTATTTACAGCAGAATCTGGAAGTGTTTATGATGACGGTAACGGATCTTTATTTTTTAGCCTTGATAATGGATATGCAGGTAATATCATATACCAGCATGGTCTCATAATCCTAACTAAGGATAATACAAGTACCGGCGGATCATTATACGGATCAGGAACTTACGGAACCGGAACATATGCCGGGGATGCTAATCCATTTATAGAAAACTTTATAAATTCAGCAAATGCTACCTGCTCATTCTCAAGCTCATTTGATCTTTTTGAAACTCAGTATAAATGTACCATCGATACATCAGAGTTTAATTTTAGCTTAAACCCAAGTCTAATCTCAGGATCAACTGAAGGAACAGTCTATGACTTTGTAACAGGCTCTTATTTTAATCCCTACATTACAACAGTGGGTCTATACAATGAGAACCAGGACCTGATTGCTGTAGGTAAGTTAGCCAAACCGCTACCTTCAAACAATACCACCGACCTCACAATTTTAATTAATTTAGACAGATGATAAAACTTCAAGAATTAATATCTAAGCTGGTAACAGAAAAAATAGCAAAAAAAGCAACATACTGCGGAAGATGTGGACACGTTCATAAAAAAGGAACTCCCTGTCCCCGTCCGTTCAAAAAATAAATATGTGGAACTATAAAGGCAATGAGGTTAAGTCTCTAGGAGATTTGCCCGAAAATGCCCACGGTTTTGTTTACCTGATTAAAAATCAAGTTACAAATAAGTTTTATGTGGGTAAAAAAAATTTATTAAGCGTTACTAATAAACCGCTAACCAAGAAAGAACTCAGTGAATTAACTGACAGACGTCAATCCAAAAAGAAACAGGTCATCAAAGAGAGTAACTGGATGACTTACTGGGGATCTAACAAAGAACTACTTTCAGACCTGAAAGAACATGGTCAAGATAAATTTGAAAAAGAAATTCTAAAAGTTTGCTTTTCTAAAAAAGAACTCACATATTATGAAATACATTACCAATGCGTCTATGAAGTTTTATCCGCCAACAGCTACAACGACAACATCCTGGGTAAATTTTTCCGAAAGGACTTGCACATACCCGGTTAAGGTCGTATATTTGCTTAATGGTAAATCATCTTCTAGTAAATCTGATAGATAGTCTTTTAGGAAAAGGCAAACCTACTTCCGGGGATAATTACTCATACCATTGTCCTTTCTGTAATCATTATAAACCAAAATTGGAGATTAACCTCAAGGAAAATGAGGAAGGTCTGCACCACTGGCATTGCTGGGTATGCAATAAGAAAGGAAAGAAACTAATCTCTCTATTTAAAGCCATCCAAGCCCCTGATCATAAAATTGATGAACTTAGAAACTTTGTTAAGATTTCCTTTCATGAATCAAAAGGAGGAAAGACTGAGGTCTTAAATTTACCTAAGGAATTTATACCATTATTTCCAGCAGACAAAAACAACGTCTATGTCAGACAAGCCCTCCGATATTTAAAAGGACGTAAAGTCACCGAACTTGATATCAAGAGGTACAACATTGGGTATTGTGAATCCGGCCCTTATAGAAATATGATCATTATTCCTTCTTATGATGAATTTGGAAATCTGAATTACTTTATAGGAAGGAATTTTGGTCCGGCCGAAATCAAATATAAAAACCCTAAAGTTTCAAAAAATATAATTGCATTAGAAAATACTATAAACTGGGAGTCTCCCCTGGTAATCTGTGAAGGGATGTTTGATGCTATTGCAATCAAAAGAAATGCCATTCCACTACTAGGGAAGATCATACCAGAAAGGCTTATGAAAAAAATAGTCTCTTCTAGTGTTAAACAGATTTTTATTGCTCTTGATACAGATGCCTTTAAACAGGCTTATGAGTATTGTAATACCTTTATAAACCATGGAAAACAAGTCTTTTTTATTAACTTAGATGAGAAGGATCCATCGGAACTAGGCTTTGAAGAATTCACAAAAACCCTACATACAGCAACCCCATTAACATTCAGGGAACTGCTAGAAAAAAAATTAACACTATGATCGAACAAAACGAAAACCTGGAAACACCACGCGTAAAACGTATAGTACATCCAGACCCAACTGCCCGTCGTATCACCTTAGAAGACGGTCGTTTCTACCAAAGGAAAGAAGGAGTTTATTACCCCTCAGTAACTACAGTACTATCTTATTTCCCTAAAGACCGTTTCTTTGAAACCTGGCTAAAAGAAGTTGGCACTAATGCCGATATCATCATGAGAAGAGCAGGTGATGAAGGAACTCAAGTTCATACTGCAATCGAATCTTATTTAAAAGGTGAGGAAGTTACCTGGGTTAACCAGTATGGAAGCACCAAGTACAGCCTAAAAGTCTGGCAGATGATTCTAAAATTTGTTGAATTTTGGGAAACTTACAAACCAACCTTAGTAGCATCTGAGGTGCATGTCTTCTCGGATGAATTGCAGATTGCCGGAACTGCTGACCTGGTAGTAGAAATGAATGATGAATTGTGGTTATTAGATATTAAAACCTCAAATTTCCTGCATGAATCTTATGATTTACAGCTGGCATGTTATGCCCAGGCCTGGAATGAATGCTTTGATAAACCTATCCAGAGAATGGGTATAGTATGGTTGAAAGCCATGACCAGAGGTGAAAGCAAAAAAGCAGACAAGATGCAGGGTAAAGGTTGGGAAGTAAAGGAACCTAAAGAATCTTTTGAAACTAATAAGCAAGTCTTCAAGCATTTATTTGAAATCTTTAAATTTAAAAACCCAGAATTAAAGCCTATCACAGAAATATTACCTACCTCAGTTAAACTGAAAGAGTAATATTTATATTATATGATTAGACTAACCTCACTTCTTAGGCAGATTCTTAATGAAGGCGGTAATGTTTTTGGAACAACTACCTCAATTAAAAGGGAGAACATTGATCCAACTTTGGAGCAATTTGTCAAGACCTTATCTGCAATATACCCTAAGAAAGCAGCCACTTTCAAGAGTCTGGAAAAGCTAGGATCAGCTGGTAAAAAAGATGAATCCGGCGATATAGACCTTTCTTATGATGCTAAAAACTTCATAAAAGATGGTCAACCAGATCTTGAAGGATGGGCAATTGACCCTAAGGAGTTTGAGGCTCTAGTTGCATTAATTTCTAAGAGAGCAAAAACTGCTACTCCAACCCAGATTCAATTAAGGGCAATGCTTGAGATGATCTCCAATCATGTCAATGAAAGCACCCAGGAGATTGAAGCAGATCCTAAATCAGCCGGTAACGGTTCTTTATTTTTTGCCTTTCCTCAATTCACACCTACCGAAGATAAACTAGAGGTAAGCGTTCAGATTGATGTCAATATAGGAAATCCAGAATGGTTACGCTTCAGTTATTATTCTAACGTTTATAAGGGGAATGTAAAGGGCTTACATAGAACTCAATTATTAGTATCTTTATTTACTAATAAGGGTAAGATCTTCAAACACGGTCAAGGAATCCTGGATAAAGAAACTAGGGAACTTGAGGCAGAATCTCCTAAACAAACTTTAGAACTTTTAAACTCATTATACGGAACTGAAATTTCTCAAGATGTCTTGAATGATTATTTTGAGTTAATGGATTATTTAAAAAAGAACCTACCCCAGGAAGAACTTAATAAGGTATTTGATACCTACTTAAAGATCCTAGATTCAACCCGGGCAGATATTCCAGAAGACTTACAAGACTACTGGATTCAAAACCAGGACCGTCTAGGATTAAAGGGTAAGTTCCTACCAGATAATTCAAACCTAACTAAATATAAAACAGCATAATGTCAGGTTCAGCAGGAGGTAATCGCATACCAAGATCGGCTGTCGAAAAAACAGTCCAAGAATATATCGATAAGGTATTGTCAAAAATAGAAGGCTTTAAATCAGCCAAAGTATCCGGCTCCTACAACACTTCAGCCAAGCAAGACTTTGGGGATATTGATTTAATTACTTCTTTCCAGGGAGAAGATAAAAAAGAATTTAAAAAAACATTAACCAAGTACTTAGAATCACTTCCGGATGATATAATCGTTCCTTTTAAAAGCGAGAAATATAAAGGTAAAAAAAGCCTAAACACCGGAGAGATTGTAACGATTTTATACCCTATTGCAGGAATGCCTGGAGAATTCGTTCAGATTGATAACATAATTGCTCTTTCTGAGGAAGAAGGTGAATTTAAAAAAACCTTTTTAGATTATCCGGCAGAAGTTCAAGGATTAATTTTAGGATTAGTTAAGGTTGTATTATTAGAAGAAGATCCTAAATCTGTTTTAAAACGGATGGGAATTACTAATATACCGCCTTTGGATGAAGGACAGGAATATGAATTTAATTTATCCTCAGCAGGTTTAACCTTGAGGGTAGTTACCCTAGATCAGAATTTTAAACAAATTGATAGGACAGAGGTTTGGAAATCATCCAGCTGGTCTGATGTTAAGAAATTACTTTCTAATTTTAATCTTGATCAACCTTTTGAAAAGCTTTTAGATTCTCTTAAAGGTCTTAAAAATGAAAGATCTAAAAATAGAATCAAGGGTATTTTTAAATCAATGGTATCTATAAAGTCTGGGGAAGTTGGAACTCCTAAAGGAGACAATAAACAATATGCCCTAGACAAGGTAGCAGCCTTGGAGGAAAGATACGGGGCTTTAGCAGTATCATTAATCAGACCAATCCTGGAGGCAGAATCTAAAGAAACAATAGCAATCTACCCAGGAGGTTTCAAACCGCCACATAAAGGGCACCTACAGGTCATCCAGAGTGTGGCACCTAAGGTAGACAAGATGATTGTAATCTATTCTACTAAGACCAGACAGAAACCAGGTCAGGTTCCAATTACAGCCGAACAGACAGCCAATATCTTCCAGCTCTATATTGATAATGGATTAATCCCAGGCAATGTTGAGATTAGACCGGCAGAAACCGCTACCCCAGTTCAGGATGCCTATGAAATAATGAAGGCAAATCCTAACAATAACTACATGGCCTTATACGGCAAGGATGAGGAAGGTGCCTGGAAATCAATTGAAAAATATAAACAGCAGGGGGAATACCTAAATGTAGTTCCTACCAGTGTAGGGAATTTTGGAGGCTTGAATGCAACTGCAATCAGAACAGCCTTACAGAATAACGACATGGAGACTCTAAAACAAAGTCTACCGGTTGGAATCACAGTAGATGAGTACACCCAAGCCTTAGGAATAACCCCAGAACCTGTACAGGAAACCTACAAAGGGAAAAGAACCAACCAAGGAGCACCTGGAACTTTAAAAGCAAAGATCTCCAAACTATACGGCGGGGATGTTACTATTGAAAAAGCAAAGAAGCTTAAAAATAGAGAAAATGCAACCGCCCATGATAAACGTCAGGCAAACTGGTTCATTAACTTCCATTCTAAGAATGAGAATATAGAACCTGCTGAAACTTCAGGCAAAGCAGCACCTTACGGTTCAGGTTATAAGAAACTAGAAGAAGAACTTACTCCTCTTATAGTAGAACTAACCCAATACATGTATAAGCAAGGTCTCTCCATGGATCCTGCACCTTCTTTTGAATTCATAGAGGATGAATCAAATGCACAAAATCCCTTAGGGAGAACCGCATATTATGATCCTGGACAGCAGCATATTGTTCTTTATATCACCGGCAGACATCCTAAGGATATCCTAAGATCATTTGCCCATGAGATGATACATCATGCACAAAATTTAGAAGGAAGGTTGGCTAATCTGCCCAAAACTACCGATATTAATGAAGATGACCATCTAAAAGAAATTGAAAGAGAGGCTTATGAAACAGGCAATCTTTTATTCAGAGAATGGGAAAATAATAGAAATAAACAGGTTATGGCAGAAGGTAAATACGACACACTCTCAAACGAACTATCATCCAAGATTTTTACTAAATGGAAATCTGATTTTGAGGCCGGTAAACCCGAATCTCATTTTGAATGGTTTGTAATGGATGAAAAGACTGGTCTAGAATTTGATTTGAAAGCAGATATTGAATTTGTAGACCAGGACATCTACTCAGTTGATGGAGGAGCCAATCAAGGCTCAGACTACGAAGATGCTTTAATTCAGGCAGAATTCATAGTAGATAAACAAGCCCTTCCTCAATACTGGGAGAAGATCTCATTTGACCTTAAGGACTTTATGAGACATGAGATTGAACATTTAACCCAAGCAGGAGTAAATCTAATAAGTTCTAAAAAAAGAAACTCAGACCAGGCCCGTAGGGATAAAATAAAAGCTGGGGAACTGCCAACCTCTAAATATGCTACCTTAAAATCAGAGATTGAACCGATGCTACAGGGAATGTATTTTTCTGCCAAAAAGCAGAGAAGACCTTTTAGAGATGTAGTAGAGGACTGGTTTGATTCTAGAGGATTCACAAATCCTGAAAGAGTGGAGATTCTAAAAACCTGGAAACCTTATTTAAAAAGACTATCATTACCAAACTTATAAATTATGAAATTCTTAAAAGAAGAAGATGAAGAAAAACCTTCCGGCTGGTTTATACCAGACTACAACATTGAAGTAGTGCTTATGGGAGCAACTCCTGAACAGGCAGCTGCTGCTTTCGATGATGCTAAAAATTACGGAATGTATACAGCCAATATCAGAAGCCAGAAAGTAACTCAGAAGGATATTGATGATTATTTTGGCCCGGCACACCGTGCTACCAAAATGAAGATGGAAAAAGAAAGAGGTAAACCTTTCCCTATTAGAACCAAAGACGCAATGAATGACTTTATTGCATCCAGGGCAGGAAAACCTAACCTAGTAACTTTTGAAATCACCGGAGATACTTTATTGTTCCCTAAGGATAAAAATCCTTCAAAAGAGGCTACAGTTAAGATCATCAAGACAGTCCTTGATAGTGCTGGTATCAAACATAAGGTTAAGGAAAAAGAATCTTATACTGAGAATATCAGCAAACTAAAAGACCTTATTAAAGAAGAAATTCGCAAACAGATAAAAAAATAATATGTCTGAATCAGTTTTGAAAAAACAATTCTCTAACTCTGACCTTCAGAGAATGAGGAACCTAATTCAAGGAAAGACTGGGGAAAGAACCTCAGTTTCTTCTGGTTATACAAAAGACTATATTGAAAGAAAGGAAGGGGATATTTGGGAGGAAGATGGTAGACAATGGACTATCAAAAATGGAGTTAAGCAAAATGTCTCAAAACTACAAAAAGCCAGAGAGGTTGGGCAAATGCCCTTATTCTGCCCGGAATGTAGTTCCTTAATGAAGCACAGGTATGATGCAGAATTTTACCGCATTCATAAACACTGCTTTGACTGCCAGGTAAAGTTTGAAACCAAACTCAAGGCACAGGGTAAATTTGAAGATTATAAAAACCAGATTCACAACTCAGAAATTGATGGTATAATCCAAAATTATGAAGACTGGGTTGATGATCTGATTAATGAATCTAACAACAGCTTCATGAGTGAAACCGGGGAAGTAGAAGCCTGGTCTAAAATAAACACTCAGGAGATAGTAAAACAGAAAGAAGAAGCTATTGAACACCTTAAAAAGTTAAAAAAATAAACCTATTTATTAATATAAGTAACTCATTCAACATGTCAGATTGGAGACGTAAGTACATCCTAATGGCAGAAAACGATAACCAGGTACCTAAGTACGATCCTGCAAAACACAAGACCTTAATGAGAGGCGCAATCGATTATGAACTACAAGGAGATAATATTATAGCATACTTACCGTTCGAAGAAGAAGACCCACTTGCTGTAGAATATGTTTTCCCTAAAAAGCAATTAGAATATTATTTAAGATTAGGGCCAGATGAAGAAATCATGGACAGTGAAGATCTTGAAAGGCTAGATTCCGATCAAGTATATCGATTCTTCCATGATAAGTATAGCGGTGCTTTCGGATCATATTGGAATACTCCTAGAGGACAGGCTATGAGAGCAGGTAAGACCGAAAAAGATCCATTTTTGAAACCAATGAAAGAAACCAGGGGTGTATACTTTGTAAAAGTTTCTCTTAGAGATGCTTTTGAAGCTCAGGAGATAGTTAGTGATATGTACAGAAACGCTGGCATCATGGTTAAAGGAGAGGAATTCCTAGCTGCTGACCCAGAAACAATCCAGAATCTAATTATGGCCTTTAGAACCCATGGCATTGAAATTGAAGATAGCAATTTAGACTCCTCAGATTACGACGGACATTCAAGTAATGATATGCTTGATCTTTACGAAAGATTCTTAAATAAAAAATAAAATGCCTCTAAAGAAAGACCTTGGACAGCGGATCTCCCACTTTGAAAAATCAGATGCTCCTCAGTTTACAAGAAAATCAGAAAAGGAGCGTAGGAATATGGCCTTAGCTGCTTTTAGAGGAAAGTACGGTTCTCTAAACGAAGCCTACACTAGTGCTACTAATAACGAACTTGCCCAGTATGTAGCCACTCTTAAAGATGAGCTAGCTTACTACAAACAAAAAAAAGATACCAAGCGCATTGATATGACTAAAAAAGATCTTGCTGATGTTAAGGCCGAGCTTGAGAGCAGAAGAGCAAAAAGAGGATCAATGAATGAGGCATCAGAAGGAGACGCTGTTGATACAATTACAATGGACATCCCCCTATTCTTAAGAATGCTTGAATTTGCAAGAGAAGATGCTTCTGAGGATATGGATTTACATGATGTAACTGAGAAAGCAAACTTACTTACCAAAGACAGAGGCATTCTTTCCATGAACGACTACAATGAGATTATAGGGGCTAGTGAAGAGATTACAGAAGCTTTTTCAAAAGAATATGATGACGATCCTGCTTTGAAAGGAGATCAGAAAAAACTACCAGACGCTTTACAGAAGAGTATTATATCAAAAGTTAAGAAGAAAATGGAAGAAGAAATTGTAACTGATGATCCTGAGAAAGCAGAAGATATTGCAAACAAAACCGGAGAGAAAGTTACAGTAGTCAAAAAAGGATCTATACAAGAAGGTCGTGAATTTGATTATGAAGGTTCTATGGCTAGAACACAGCTTTTCTCAATCATTAAAAACTCTAAATCTCTATTTGATCAGATTGATGACAGAACCCAGTTACAAAGTTGGGTACAATCTAAATTAACTAAAGCAGAAGACTATATTGATGCTGTAAGAACTTACCTAGAAGGTGAATCTTTAAGCACTACCACTCCTTTGGTTGTATCAGGAGAAATGATAAAAGATGAAGAAGGTGCTTCTTTGAATACTGGAGATGTAGTTAAGGCCGGAGACGGTGGAATCTACCAAGTTATCTTTTCATATATGGAAGGAAAACCTTTCCTAGTACCTTTTGACCTTAAGAAAAGAAAACCAACCAACCTTAGAAACAGAATATACTTTGATTCAGACTCTATAGTAGTTAAAAAATTACATAAAGTAATGCCCTTTTCTGCTACCAAGGGTGGATTCATGAAATAATTTTCATATATTTAACAAATGGACTTAAATCAAATCAAATCCTTAATACGAAACAAGGTACAGGACAAGATGAAGGACTTGGGAGTAAATAAATACTCTGAGTACAAATTATTAAATAAGGTACCTGAATTGATTCCAATCCTGGAAGATTTAATGTCCGACAAGTTCAATCTTTTTGTTAAGGATATAGAATGGGTATCTCCCAAACCACCTGAGTATAGGGTACTTTTAGAAAACGGACAGTACTTTTATTTAGCAGACCTAGGAAGATCCTGGGTAGCAACTGTGGAAGGTAAACGTTACTACCTTTTAAATTTAGGTGAGGAGCAGATGGCAATCGAAGGTATAAGCCGAATCTTAAGATACGGTGAACCTATTAACCCTGATGATATGGAATCTTTAGGAGGATCAACCGGCGGAAGCATGGAATCAGCCCTAGATCAAGAACCAGAGACCCCGGCAGCAGAAGAACCAGTAGCAGAACCTGAATCACCAGAGGAGATGATCTAATGAGTATTTTAGAACAGTTTATAAGAAGAATCTCTTACAAATTCCCAAAAGGATATCCAGATATTAATAATCCAGAAGATAAAGCTCTTTTATTTGAACTTTTAGGAGTAGAGAAATTTCTAGCAGAAACCACCCTAACTCGTTCAGAATTATTAAAATACGATACCAGAATTGAAAAATTTGTCGATAAGTTTTTAAGAGAAGAACCTTTTGAAGCTCACAGTATGGAACCTATTCATATTGATACTCTGGTTATAGACAGTAAGGAATTTTCTTTAGACGATAGTAAAGAAGATATACAAGCTGCTATCAAAGCAAGCAGAAGTCCTATCAAAATAAAAGGAACTTCCGATGAAGAAACCATACAAACAACAACTTCAGTACTAACAAAAACTGCAGAGTTTGGAGGCGAAGGAGCTGGTTACAGAACTAAGAAAGAAGATATGGCATTAACTGATGCCTCTAACAAATTAAGTAAATTAAATAACGGACAGCCTGTAACTTTGATTGTAAATAATAAAGCCTATGAAGGAATTACAGGAATGGTTAATATTCCTAAGACTCCTAAGTCTGATTTTGCTTACATAGCAGGAGATTCCCCGGTAATTTTTATCTCACATAAAGACGGTAGAACTGCTAAAGATTTTCAACAGTACGGCGGTGTAGCTAAACCAGGTATTGTGAATCATCCTGAAGTACAAGATTTCGTTAAGGCAGTTAAAAATCAATTACAAGACCCTACTCAAATGGTAGGACGTACTGCATTTACTCGTCCGGTAGAAGATCCAGAATTAATACGTAAATTAGTTTACGGTCTTGAGTTTAAAGAAGGAGGCCCGTACGGAGAACAGAATGTGCAAGCATTATACCAAGGACCTATAGAGTATGAAAAAACCAAAAAAGGTCCTGATACATACACAGTAACTGCTAATCATGTTATTAATAGCCCAGATATACCCGAAGGGGATTATGCACCGTATTTCTTTGCAACCTTTAGACGTAACAGGAATCAATTCGGAATTAAGGATGTTAGATTTGGAGTCTATAGCAAAATATATAACCAGTCAGCCAAACAAATATAATATTTATAACATATGTGCGGATGTGGATGTAATACCTGCGATGTAGCAACCAAAGGACCTCTCCTGAATGAATCTATTCAGAAACATGGGATGCTGTCTGAAGGACTTAGCTACCACGTTAACAATAAAAAACCATTGTATGAGAATATCTTTAGATATGGTTCAAAAAAATACCTTGAACTTTTTAAAGAAGCTAGGTATCTGTATTCTAGAAACCTTATCGATGTAAATGAAACTGATGAGGAGATTCTAAAAGAATCTGACCTAGGGGAATACGGTCTTTATGAAGGACAGGAAGTACCTCTAGATTTAATCCTAGAAGAACAGGATTTATCAGAAGCAGAATACCAAGGTAAAAAAGTAGAAATTGGAAAACCTAAAAGAGGCGGTGCTAAGAAATTTTACGTTTATGTAAGAAATCCTAAAACCAAAAAAATTAAAAAAGTCTCTTTCGGAGATACTTCTGGATTATCTGCCAAGATTAATAACCCAAAAGCACGTAAGGCTTTTGCCGACCGTCACGATTGTAAAAATAAAAAAGATAAGACTAAGGCCGGGTACTGGTCATGCAGATTACCAAGATATGCCAAGCTTTTAGGCTTAAAAGGATCTTATTCAGGATACTGGTAATATGAAAATTCCAAGACAGAGAAAAGGTAAAAAACGTAGAGGGCCTAGATTTAAGGTTCCTTTCTTTGCATCTGCTTTACTAAGAACAAAAGGTAGAATCTAATGGAAAATCTAACACTGCTGGTACGTAAGATTTTTGAAGCAAAGAAACGAGACAGGTGTCTTAGGATAGCCGACCGTAAATATGATAAACCTTCAGCTTATAAATCAGGAGCAGTTGTTAGATGCCGTCAAGGCGATATCTGGAAAGATCTTAAGGAAAGTAATTTAGATAACATACACAAGACTGCTTTAACTCAAACTGAAAAAGAAGCTTTAGAATTAGTAGATAAGAATTGGGATGAATTTGGCGGTGAAGAATGTAATAACGGCTTCTGTGATATCTTCGCTAAAAATCTAGCAAAACACCTACCAGGTTCAAAAATAATGAGCACCGAAGACAGTAGAAGCAATACTTTCGGGCATGTTTGGATTGAATACAAAGGCAAATACTTTGATGCAGAGACACCTAAAGGAATATCTTCTTGGAAAGAATTACCGTGGATGATCAAATTCTATAATAAGAATGGAGAATATCCAGCTGATATACAATCCTTAAACGAAGATGAATCATTACATAAATGGTTCTCTAGAAAAGGAGCCAAAGGAAGCACTTCCGGATGGGTAGACTGTAATGCACCCGACGGTAAGGGTGGTTATAAAGCCTGCGGAAGAAAAGAAGGAGAAAAAAGATCTAAGTATCCTGCCTGTAGACCTACCCCGTCTGCTTGTAAGGATAAAGGAAAAGGTAAAACATGGGGGAAAACAAAATGAAACTCGTAGATATACTCAGTGAAGCAGAAGTAGCCAAGTGCCCGGCACCTACTCAAAATATTGAATTAAACCTTCAGAACAGACAGAAGGCAATTAATGAATATGGATACGGTCCATTGAATCCAAATGAGCCTAATGAAAAATTTTGGCAGGCTAAAGTTGATATGTGGAAGCTCGATTCTGCAGAAGAAGCTAAGAAGTCTGTCTGCGGCAATTGTGCAGCATTTGATATTACAAAAAAGACCTTGGATTGTATTGCCCGAGGTATAGGTGATGATGAAGGATCTGAAGATCCCTTTGATGTTATTGAAGCCGGCCAACTAGGTTACTGTAGGTTCTTGAAGTTCAAATGTGCAGCTGCTAGAACTTGTGATGCCTGGGTTGTTGGAGGTCCAATAACAGATAAAGAAGATGATAAACAATCTTAAAAAATGGTTTGATACCCTGATCATACCAAGAGAACAATTAAGCAACATGCCTATCTGCCCCTTTGCCCGGGCAGTCATACAGAATGAAGAATATTTCATTCAAGAAACAGACCTAGATAAGATAGCATTTCAGGTTAGTACCTCCAATGTACAAGCTTACAAAGTCTGCATTTATTACTTTCCGGACTATGAAAATTATGAAATAGAGGCTCTGGAAGTTAAAACCAGACTACTTAACCGGACTATCTCAGAAACCAATAAAGTAGTTCTAGATAATGATCCCAGAAGCCCTTTTGTAATAAACGGAGTAACAACCACATTCCCGGACTGTTATTTATGGATAGTTCAGGACCTGGCTGACTTGACTTCTAAGTCAAATAGTCTTAAATTTACTGATTATTACAAATATTGGACTCAGGAACAAATAGACGAAGTTATAACATGGAGAAACCGTACAGAGATTTAGAAACAGGACCCGGGTATGTTATCCGGGAGTTTGATCAAGACATAGATCCTATTGAATTACTTTGGCATCGTGATGATGAACAAAGACTGATTGAGGTCTTAGAATGTGGTCCTGGATGGCAGCTACAGATGGAGGATGCACTACCTCAGAATCTTGAACCGAATACATCTATATTTATATTAAGACATCAATGGCACCGGGTGATCAAAGGCCAGGGTAAATTGCTGTTAAAAATAAATAAAGAATGAAAGACCTAGTTTATATAGCTATAGGTATTCTTCTCGGGGGATGGTTGTATTCAAAGTTTCTAGTAAAAGAGAATCAATCACTTCCAGATGTTAGTATCTACGAAAATAGGATAGACTCTCTAGCAAAGGAAATAGAGAAAGATAAGTCCAAGCTTACAACCTACGATTCAATCTCCAAAGCACAGGATCAGAAGATTGTACGTTTAGAAGGACGATTAAAAACCACAGCCGGAAAAGCTGCCCAAGAACAAAAAGAACATGAAGAAGATCTTAAGCGTATTAGGTCTATGTCTACTAATGACATCACCGCTGCTTTCACAGAAAGTTTCAAGTGATACTTGCTGTGTTCCTTGCCAGGCTCTAAGGAACGCCCTGGAGGTAAAAGCAGAAACTAAAATTTTAAATAAACGCCTGGATAATGCCCGGGATACTATTAAAACTTATTCTGAAGTAATTAAAGCAAAAGACACCACCCTCACCAGCAGGGATAGTAGTATAGCTACCTATAAACGCAATGAAGCTCGTAATAAAGAGATAATAAATAATAAAGATTCAATTGTAAGTACCTACGGTAGTGAGATAATAAAACAAAAGACTCTCAAAACCATAAGCATAGGGGTTAATATTATACTTACTTTCCTATTATTATTTACAGGAATATGAGTCAACAGCAAGATTTAAAGCAGATAATCCGGCAGGAATATGTGAAATGCGTGGTAGATCCGGTGCATTTTATGAAGAAATATTGCTTTATTCAGCACCCTCAACGTGGTAGAATCCTATTTCAGCTATACCCTTTCCAGGAAAAAGTACTAACTCACTTCCAGAATAACCCATATTCCATCGTTTTAAAGTCAAGACAGTTAGGATTATCAACTCTAGCAGCCGGATATGCATTATGGTTAATGCTTTTCCACAAAGATAAGAACGTATTAACCCTGGCAACCACTCAGGCAACTGCCCGAAACCTGGTAACCAAGGTTCAATTCATGTATGATAGTCTACCATCCTGGTTAAAAATTGATGCAGTAGAAAAAAATAAGTTGAGTCTAAGACTGGCTAACGGATCTAAGATCACTGCTAAGTCTTCAAACTCTGATTCTGCACGTTCTGAAGCAGTATCTTTGCTTCTGGTAGATGAGGCTGCATTCATTGAGAACATTGCTGAGACATGGGCATCTGCTCAGCAGACCTTAGCAACAGGGGGAGGTGCAATCATACTCTCAACCCCATACGGTACCGGAAACTGGTTTCATCAAACCTGGGTTAAAGCCGAACAAGGTGAGAATAACTTCCTACCCATTAAATTACCGTGGTATGTACACCCAGAAAGAACCCAGGAATGGAGGGATGCACAAGATGCACTACTAGGAGATCCAAGACTGGCCGCCCAAGAGTGTGATTGTGACTTTGCAACCTCCGGGGATACAGTATTTTACGGGGAGTACGTAGATTTCTACGAACAAACCTACATGAAAGAGCCGGTGGAGAAGAGAGGAGCTGATAGAAATTTATGGATCTGGGAACCAGTAGACTATTCTAGGAGTTATATTATAACTGCAGACGTGGCCCGTGGAGATGGAAAAGATTACTCAGCCTTTCACATCATAGACCTTGAAAATAATACCCAAGTAGGGGAATATAAAGGCCAGTTACCTCCTAAGGAATTTGGTCATTTACTAGTCGGAATTGCAACCGAGTATAATAATGCACTCCTGGTAGTAGAAAATGCAAACATTGGATGGTCTACCATTGAAACAATCCTGGAAAGAGGATATAGTAACTTATATTATTCTCCAAGATCTGGGAATGTATCAGCAGATACTTACTTTGATCAATATGATGTAAATTCAAACATGGTCCCAGGTTTTACTATGAACCTAAAAACCAGACCCTTAGTCATTGGAAAATTTCAAGAATACTTTAATGAAAAAACCGTCATCATTCAATCTAAAAGATTGATGGAGGAAATGAAAGTATTTGTTTGGAAGAACGGCCGGGCAGAAGCACAGCATGGTTATAATGATGACCTTGTAATGTCTTTTGGAA